CCAGAGAACCCAAGTATGAGTGAATGTCATTTCTATTTGTAGGTATAAATTTAGTATGTCTAAAACGAATTCGTTTTCATATTGCCTCAAAATAAGTAACTAATATGTCAGCCGCACTTGTTTACTCAGTGCGCTTTGAAGAGAAGCTGACCCTAGCTGAAGAAGTCCTAAAGAATATTGCTAAACTACGTACGACCGCGGCGGCTTATCGTCCTATTCGCGCCGTTCGTCCTAAATATGTACCTCGCAAGCGTGAGGATGAAGAGAACTGGCGTACTAAGGTTCTTATTGACTTTGTACGTCGTGTCCGCGAGACCGATGACCCTGAATACGATAACATCTTTGCAATCTTTAACAAGATCGCTGTACCAACACTAAATACACTTTCTGATGATGCTATTAAGATTCTCAAAACACGCGATGAACAGTTCCGTCTTCGTGTAACAACACTTCTATTTGATCGTGCGATTCGCGGCAGCGTCTATGCAGGAATTATGGCTGATCTGGCTGTTAAACTGAATAACGTAATTCCTGATGTAGCCGAAGATCTTCAGACCCACATCCAGCTCTTTACGACAATCTACGATATGTCTGAGACGCTGGTATATCCTTCTTCAACGGAGCCCGGGTATGATGATAAGCTGATCGCTTGGTCAAAGCAGAAGGATGTTCGCAGAGGATATGCACGGTTTCTTACGCATCTCTTCACTCGCGATCTGATCTCTGGTCATGCTCTTCAGGAGTCAATGCACAAGGTTATTCAGGATCTGGGAGCTACGGTTATCCAGCCAAAGTCTGCGCAGTCTGAGGAGAATGTTACGCAGTTTGCTGATTTCTTGTATGAGATTGCCAAGCTGCTCAAACCAACGGCGGTTGAGCTGCGTGGTTTGATCGTGTCTCGTGTGGAAGATATTCTTAAGCTCCCACGTGATAAAGTAACTAGTATGAATATGCGGTCTCGCTTCAAGCTCGAAGATGCTGTGAAATGCGTCAAAGTTTGTTAAAACTAAAACGATGAAACAATAAATGTCGGTTCCTTCTGCCAATGTTCTTCTTCGCGCTGCTCAAGTTAGTATCGATGAGGACAAGCCGATCTATCTCGATTACTACCGCGATAGTGTAGAAAAGAAGTGCTGCATTGCAGTTGGTCAGGGTACGACGAAGTATCTTGCCAAGTCTAACGACGAGTACACTTCAACGATTCAGACAGTTTTTAAGTGTGAGACTTCTTACATCGTAATGACGGAAAATAGTCTTTACATCATTGATGCCGCAATCCCAATTAAGCGCGTTCTGTCACCTACAGAGGAGAAGTCCTCTTAAAACAATGGAATTCCCTCCTCCGCATTATGTATTATTTGAACCTCTCAATGATCATGAAACTAGAAACGCATGGGAAGGGTATAAAAAAGACCATTCCGATACGTGTGAATTTGATGAAATAGATGCAGCTGTAGTTTTTTCAGTAGAGACATTTGCTCCTTGGTTTGATATGTGGATCTCACGTGTTCCAAGCAAACAGTCTACTAGATTTCGAATCTTGATGATCTGGCATTCAGAGTTTTTGACTTTTGCATGTCAACAAATGTTGCGCAGACAACTAGAACAACGATCTTTTAAAAACAGAGTATGGTTCCATCTTGAAGATCCAACTACACTACAGCCAGCTATCTTAAGCAGATGCATTACAAAACGAATAAGCACTTTTATACATCAACCTAAATATAAGAATGATCAGGGTCTACACTGATGGAGCTTGCAAATCAAATGGTAAGGCTGCGGCAGAAGCAGCATATGCCGGCTGGTTTCCCGATAATCAAGACTGGTCATTTGCTACTAAGATGCCGGATTCAGAGATGCAAACAAATCAGCGAGCTGAACTAAAGGCAATTCATGATGCTGTAAAAGTTGCCTTTGATAAATGTGGAGCACCTGCAGAAACTGGGCTACACATCTATACTGATTCTACTTATTCTAAAAACTGTCTGTTGACATGGCTACCAAATTGGAAAAAGAATAAATGGAAGACTGCAGAAGGTCAAGATGTTAAGCATCGTGATATAATTGAACCGACTTCAGCGCTTCTTGGGCAATTCAAAGAACATGCTATCACCTATGTCAAAGCTCATACGGGGGGCAAGGACGAGTTCAGCATTAACAATGATATTGTAGATAAGATGGCTGTTGGTGTTTTGATCACAAAGCCGGAGGTAAAAGTTATTTCAAGAACTGAAGGAATATTTCCAGATTTGGCACTATCCATTATGGGACCGCCAGTTGAGGACAAACAGATTATAGAATGGTGTAAGACTCATTTGCATTTGCTTGATCCGGCAGCTCTGAAGGTAGGATTATTTTCGGCATTTCAGAAAACAGTACACAAAAATGGATATAATATTGAGTTACAAAGAATCAACAAAACACGTGTTGTCCGCCTGAGCTCTTCAAACTTAATCAAAGAAGGTGTTACAATAATAAAGAAGGAATGAGTGTATTTGTATTCTCATCGCCAACTTGCGCGCCGTGTCACAAAATGAAGCCTGTATTCCAAGAGTTGGAGGAGGAATTCTCAACTCTTCGATTTTGTCCAGTAAACATTCAGGATGATCCTAATAATATTGCAAAAATCTACGGTGTTACTGTAGTTCCTACGATGGTTGTTGATTCTCCTAAGGGAGTTGAGAAACATTCAGGAACTAACCCTATGGGATATTACCGCATTCTAAGAAATGCTACTTCCCCAGAGAGTCGGTAACTGGCTGACCATTTTTGTATAAATCAGCAAGAACGAAGATATCGCCATCTGCGCCAACCGTTGGTGTCGACATTGACTGGCCTATTTTTGTAGTAGCTCCGACTGGGGCTGGGCAGACCATAACTTGTTTTCCGTTGACAGTAACTGGGAAAGGTGTAGTACCATCGGGGCACTTTGGTCCGGGAGGTTTCTCGCAATAAGGAACACCCTTGTCGTCAAACTTAAGAGCATCTCCATTTGGACAGAGCAGTTGACCACCAGATGCACCCGTTGATGATGCTCCTCTGAGGTAAGGGTTCATTGCATCTCCGCCTGAGCCAATAGCAGAACCAAATGCTATTCCTGCCACAATTGCACCTAAAAGTGCAGATAGTACAACATTGCCTGCTACTCCTACATTTGGAGTCAAGTAGTAATAATCTTTACAGTTTCCAGAAAGGTAGAAAGAACTCATCTGTACCGAAAAAATAATTCCAGCCACGATTGCAAAAACATTCGTGCTTGGGCTTCCGGGGTATCCAGTCCAATATGAATAATAAAACAGAACTGTTGATGTTAGAACAAACGCCATAGGTAGAAACGGGTTTTCAAGAACTTCAAGCCCGGGGATTGTACACCAAGAAGTTGCAGAATTATCTGAACGCGTTAATCCAAAATTTGTAAACATTGAAACTACTTTTAGAAGAACAATAGCACCTAATCCAGCAACTGATGGAATTGACGCTCTCCATTCAAGATGAACAACATCAGACATAAATCCAAATGTAAAAAGCGCAAATGGTAAAAAGTTAGATAAAAATGTAATAATTGCACTCGCAATATCTCCAGCAGCAGTAGCAGCACCCGTTCCAGCAACTCTAGGAATATAGCCCATATACATCAGTCCTGATATCCCGAGTAAGCTGAATAAAACCATGAATGCAACAAACCATGGATCAGTTGTCTCCATTATTTATACTTCATGTGAGATTTTCATAACAAAAACCTACGTGGATTACAAATGAGTATATTCTCAAATCAGACTACATGGCCTCCGGGCTGTTCGTCTGCTATGCAGAGTCCAGTCAATTTATCTCAGTCTACTTCCAAGCCATGTAATTTAACGTGCGATCTTGTGATGGAAGATGACTACGTAACGGGAGCTGTAGTGAGCGTTTCTGACGAAGGAATGATTCTGGAAAATGCATCCGGACTCGGCTCGTGTAAGTTCAGAGGAGAAACATACGTTTGTCAGGCGATTGCCATAAATCACCCGAGTCATCACACGGTAGAAGGTGTACAGGCTGATGGCGAAGTAACCGCGTTTTTTAAGAAACCAACTGGCGAACTTCTGTGCGTTAGTGCATTATTTAGAGTAAACCCATCGCAAACTCCCAGCTATTCATTCTTTAAGCAGTTTGTTCCATATGCTCTGACAACAGGAAACACACAGCTGACACTCAACAACTGGAGCGTTGCTATGATGGTTCCGCCTTCTGGTGAATACTATACTTATGCTGGTTCTACTTTGATTCCACCTTGCGCACCCTGTGAATGGGTCGTATTCAAAACCATGATCAATATGGATATGGGAGACTTTGCCTACCTTGTCAGAAATGTTGAAGCTGGTTCCAGATCTGTTCAGGCTGTCGGAGATCGCGAGATATTCTATAATGATGTCCAAAATTTACCTGGAGCCATGCCTCATGATAACCGCGTTTATCTGCGCATGAAGCCTATAGGTGGTGAAAAGCGAAAGAAAAATGTCAACCTTAAGGGCGCACAAGGTTCTTCAAAAGAAGATGCTGAACGTGAAGAAAGAAATCCAACTACACTTCATGGTAAGGGTAAAAAAGCATTACAAGATCAGGTTGAAGCAAATGGCGGATATTTAAAAACCATCGTTTACCTTCTAATGTTTGCTGGTGTATGCTTCGGATTGAAAAAAGGGTACGAATATGCAGGAAAAATGCCCTTTCAGGGAACTTGGTTTAGAGATGCTGCCAAGTGGATCCGTGATACATTATACGGTTGGTATAAGTGGTTCGGCGGCTTAATACCTCTTTTTACGCCAAAGGCTTTGGTAAGATTAAATTCTGCCGCAACACGGATGGGCGCCACATCCCCACCAGCTCCTGTTGTAGGGCCAGCTAATTAGGTGCCTTCTTTCTTGCATTCTTTGAGTGACGATCAGTTGTTGAAGGGTCATCTGCTTCAAGTTCGTCCGGAACATAATCTTCTTCAAAGTTCATTTCCTTCTTTTCTCTACGGGGTTTACGCTCAACCCGAGTCCATTCATACTCGACCTTTGGCGCTTCAATAAATACTTCTTGAGCTACTTCCTTCTTTGGAGGAGGAAGGGGCATACGCGAACACATATATTCATCTTCTTCTTTCTGACGCTTGTCGCGTTCTTCACGCTGAATCTTTAGTTCTGCTTCAATACGTTCATTCATCTCGATCTCTTCCTTACGTGCTTTCCATTCACGTGCCTTATCGACATATGAAAGTGATGAGTGCTTAGAAGTAGCTACTGATTTTCCTAGAGTCGGGAAATGATTATCACTTCCGGCAAGGATCTCAGCTTCGATCTCAGTTCCGGTCTTTGGCTTGCGCAGATTAGGAGGAAGATAAGCCATTTTTTAACTAATACAGTTTATTATATATCTAATCCATTTTCGAGTCCGAAAGGAATCACATTTTCGGAATCAAAAATGGAACTTACACTTTAAAAAATACATTCTACAAAGATGGTTGTCGGTGTTTCAGTTGCTTCGACAGGTGTCCTAAGTGATCTATCAATCCCAGCAAAGACTACAGATGTTCTTGAATGGATCCGTAAGAAATATAAGCAGCCTGCTATTCAATTTCAGGGTAAGATCCCAGATCCTACGAAGGAAGATAAATGGCTATCTGTATTCGCTAAAGTAGCTGATGATGAAGAAGATCCTAATCCACACATGCTACCAACTCCTCTTGACGAAGAATCTTATTCTGGATTTATTGTAATTCTGGCATCTGCATCTGAGCAGGATGATTACGATAAGCCTGCATCTGACTATGTAAACTTGAATGTTTCTGACTATGAGACACTATATCATGAATGGTCTTTCAATATGTCAGATGACGAAGAAGACGCAGCAGATGATGAGGAGGATGATATTGATGATGCCGTTTCAGATGAACCAGAAGAAGTTGTACGCCAAGCTCCAGTATCTAAGATTGTCCCCACAAAGACCAAGAATGTCTTTGTAGAGTCTCCGATGAGAAATTTGGTAGTTTCAAATCTTACTGAGCTGACTGAAGTTGCTGGTGAACTTGAGGCACAGATTCTGTACTATATCGTTCATCAGTGTAAGAATTCTGGAATTGATGTTGACTGGGCGAATAAGATCTTCATGAACACATACCGCGACAAGGCTATCTCCATCTACGAGAATCTACGCATGGATCCTTCATGGGCAGAGAAGCTGAATAATCAAGAAGTTGATCCCAAGACCTTTGTGGAAATGCTTCCAGAAGAGATGTGTCCTGCGCGCTGGAAGGAAGCGCTTGATAAGATCATTGAAACAGAGATCAAGCTGTACTCAAAGAATGTTACGGCAGCAATCTATATGTTCTGTCGCCGTTGCAAGAAGAAGTCAAAGTGTGATTACTATCAGATGCAGACGCGCTCAGCAGATGAACCTATGACTACTTTCGTTACGTGCCTTGAGTGTGATCTAGAGTGGAAGTATTAACGAGATGCTGGCGTTGAAGCAGAAGGTGCTACAGCTCTAACAGTAACTGCGGGTGGAACGGGCCCTATTTTTACTTCAACTCTGGATGCAGGTGTCAGAGTTTCTGAATTTTCAATGTATACACGAATAGGATCTAGACCATTGGTAATTTCAGGTTTGGAAACATTTTTTTGGTCATGAAACTTCTTGTTAAATTCTGCGATGATTGGCTCTGGTAGTTGAGGGCTAATTTCCGAAAGTCTTTCAAGTTGTTCACGAATAACTTTCAGCATATCCTTAGCCTTCATACGTTCTTTGCGAGGAAGGCTTAGTTCGATAACAATAAACTTGTGAATTTTAGCATATGTCAGAGTTGAAATGCGGTGTGCTTCTGAACGCTTGGCAAACCCAAAATAGTTAGAGACTGTGTTCATGATACCAACCAGTAAGCTGATTCCACCGATAGCTATACTTGCTGTTGGTGATCCGTTAAATAAAGATTCTGACGCAATAGATCCAGTTCCAGCAATGGTAGAAAGAACTATAACTGGCAACGCAATATTTGTATCAAATTTAGCAACTCTAGCTTGAGCCTTATTATGCAGCCACGAGTAACAAAGGGCGCGTTCACCCTCTTGAGACAGAATGTCTTCTAGTTGTTCATTCCAATGAATCTCATTAGTTTGTTCCATATCTTTGTTTTCTATACAAGTGAATAATGGTGTGGAATTTTGAAGATAACACATTGAACCCTAATGAAATTAAGCTCTATAAATATTTAAAAAGTAACTGTAACCCGAGAGTTGCTGAAAACTTAACTAAATTTTTAAGTTTGCACGATTATTTGAAGAATTCGCATTTCAGAAATCCAGAAGAGTTACGCGCACGTGTTAGAATAAATGGAGGAGCATTTTTTACTGCAAAACAAGCACAAACTCTTTATGAAAAACATGCTTTAAGTGGTGGTGCTCTTGCAATTGATACAGTTGCATTGACAGTGGCAAATATGCTTTACAATTGGATGCCTATGTTTGCTACTCGATTTATTGATACATGGCAACCTACTCTGATGATGCTGAAAGGAATGGTTGAAGATCCAGATTTTGGTCCAATAATTGGTACAGCTTTGGATGCAATGACTGGACTCATTCCTACGGCCGTTGTATCTATTGAATCAATTGCTGCTGAAGTTGGAGGACCTCCGGGCGCAATTATAGGTTATGGAATTGGTTCAATTGCTGCCCTACTCGGAGTACTAACCCATGTTTCAATGGGAGAACTAGGACAAGCATTTATGTTGCTAGGACCTCTCATTCCGGGAGTTGGATTATCGTTGTATTCATTCTTAAATTCTGGATCTCAACTTCTTGAAAAAACATTAGATAAAGAAGAACAGCTCTTAGTAATGATAGAACGTCAGTTTAATGCAGAAGTAGCTGGATTGGTAAAAGAAATTATAAATGATTGGACAAATCCCCCACTAAATCCAAGACCATTATTTCAAAAAGTTCAAGGATTTCTTCCGCCAGAACTTCCTCGTGCAGCTAGTGCATTATCAGGTGCCAGTAGTTCTTTGTTTCCTTACGCAATGAGTGCTGTTAGTGGTGTTACTAAATTTGCAGAAGCAATTCCTACAGCAGTTCAAGCCATCGAACGACTAATTCCAACAGCACAAAACAGACTTTCAGGTGGGAAGCATTCTACAGCTAAATGGCGGACGCAGAGACGGTTAAGACGGTAATCCGGTCATGGGTTCAGCTTGATGATGAAAACCGCCAGCTCCAAGCACGCCAAAAGACAATTCGGGAAGAAAAAGCACGTCTCTCTGAATCAATTCTATCTTTTATGCGTGATAACCAAGTTGATAATTTTACACTTGAAGGAAACGGGCTAGGAACACTTTCACGTTCTATGAGAACTTCGCGTCCTCCTCTTCGTCGTGATCTGATTCGTACTCAGCTATTGCTTCAATTTTCTGATCAGCCGCAGAGAGTAGCAGAGGCTCTCCGTGCGATTGAGGGAATCCCAGAAGGTGATGATATGTCAGTTGGAGGAACGCAACGTGAGCTTCTTTCACGGCGTATTCCTAAAACAAAAATGACTATGAATCTTCAGTGATTCAGACGTTCAAGTTTGTAGGCAGCCAAATTAGCTGCGCGATTCATGATATCTAGTTCGATTCGTATAAGACGAATAAGTTCTGATTTTTCGTGCTGATTATCCGCGTCACAGATTTTCTCGAAAATTACCGCCAGCTCCTTCCGAATCTCTGTAAGATTCATTAGATTCTCTTGGTAGATCGAAACCAGATCCATGGTGTTTGAAAAAGATAGAATTATCTTCTCCAAATTCCGTTTCTATTATGCAAAAACTGGTTAGGAGTTTGCGTGTGCTTATTCGGAGTGCGGGAAGCCGGAGTTGTGGGAGAACTCGAAGCAGTAATTAACGTCGGGCTTCTGGCAGCATCGGAGATCGATGAGCTTGGCCTTGATCGCGGATACCTTAGCGTTAAGCTTGGTCAGCTTGGCCATGGCGGCGGCGCAGGTCTTTTCGGAAGAGCCATACGCGCAAGAAACCTGCCGAAGCCGAATCGTCTCAAAGTTGAGATTGTCGAGCTGAAAGTGAAGCTTCTTGTGCTTGTCATCGAGATTGGCGATGCGGGCGGCGATGCGCTGCTTGGCCAGCGAGACCTTGACGGACTCGGAGACGGCGTGCGCGGCGCGGTGGGCGACGCTGCCAATGATGACGACGGGCGCAATGATGCAGCTGAAGAACCCAATCGGCTTGGGCTCCGGAAGCGGCTCCGTGAAGGAGTGGTTGGCGCCCTCCTCGCTCACGTAGAGCGTCGGGGAGGCGGGGGAGTCGTGGAGGACGCCGTCGTCGCTGATGCAGAAGACGGTGTCGGGTGCGGAAGACATCTGAGCTGAGAGCGCTTGTGAGCGGGGGCAGGATGTGTTCGCGAGGAAGACTGTAATCCTATAATTTAAAAATCCATTTTACAGAGTTACAGCCCACGCATGTACCTCGCACTTGCAAGGTCACCGGAGTGGGACACACCCAATCCTTTCATGTCGAACAGCGAAAGAAACGCTGCAAAGAGACCAGTGATGATCCAAGGAATTGCTTGTTCAAGCATCCCCGAGGTTCCCAATGTCGGTGGGTCCAACTCGGACTGCGGAATGGTGAAGTTGGAAGCTGCCGCAACCGCAAAGAGCGCGAAGAGCAGAAGGCGGTCCATGATGTCCCGCGAGAAATACTGCTATTCTGTATTTTTAGATTCCATTTTAAAGACTTTTAGAGCATTCTGAGCAGCCAACTGTTCACCTTGCTTTTTTGTTGTTCCAGTTCCAATTCCAATCTGTTTTCCCTTACCATCTAGTGCAGCCATCGTATAACCTGTACCAGAAGATACCATCTTATACGTTGGTGTATAATGAAACTTAGTCTGACAAAACTTCTGTAGCTGATCCTTGAAATTAGTATCATTCTGAAGCAACCCCGGAATATCAATATAAGTCTCAATCAAAGACACCACAAAAGAATATACTTCTTTAAAATTATATTCAGTATCAATCCACAGTGCTCCAATAAATGCTTCCAAAATATCACCTAATTTTTTTACGTTATATCTCCCGTTACAAGCATCTTCATTGTGACGAGAAATAACATAAAATTGATTCAATCCGATCTTCTGAGTCAGATCACCTAACATATTATTGCATACAATTTCCTTGCGCAAATTTGTTAAGAACCCCTCCTGCTGAGTTGGGAATCTAATAGAAAGATATGTTGCCGTTGCTGCTCCTAAAATAGAGTCACCGAGATGTTCAAGACGTTCATATGACTCAGGAAATAGTTCTAAACACTCTGCAGGTTTTTCTGCTAGTTGTGCTATATCTCCTTGGGGAGTGGTATACTCTGTTCTTTTGACATACGATGAATGAATCATAGCATTTTGATAGATTTCTGTGTTCTGAACTTTATGAAAGCACTTATGTTTCTGTAAAATCAGATGTATATCCTTTTGGGTAAACATCCGATTCTTTGAGTTAAACGGATTGTAGAGTTCCATTCTTTGAGATTAAAAAGCTTTGTATGTCAAAGTCCATTTTCAATCTGCGTCCGGAACAACCCGCTCAATACAGAACGTGTCGCGAACGAGAGTGTGGTCGTGTGTCCGTGTGATGTAACGGTAGCAATCATTCGCATTCGGAGCTTGTGTGCTCTCAAAATACTGAGTAAGATAACGTCCGAGATCACCCTTGGATAACGACCAAGGAGACTTCCACGTCTGTGGCTTCTTGATGTTGATTCTTGAACCATCCTCGCGGATGTCAAGCTTAGTCACTGTCGCATACTCGGGCTGACGCAGGATGTCGACAATCTCCATCTCGGTGATCTTACGCTGTTCGCGCAGAGGATACACCTGACGGTTGAGAGTACGAAGCTGGTCATCGATAGTACGATAGCGTCCGACGGCAGTGCGGAGATTGTTGATATCTTCGGCGGCCATCTTTTATATGAAAAAGATTCTGTTTGATAAAATCCGTTTTCTGGGGTTTTCACTTCAAGAACTCTTGTTCTAAACACCCATCATCACCCATGTGGTGCTTCTGGGATGCCTTGTTGTGTTTGCACCCGAAGCACTTTGGCTCGAGCGCGGCTTTCTTGGCGGCAGGTGCGACCATTCCCTCGCAAATCGGAGAGTCAGGCGGGGACACAGTCGGCGAGCGATTTCTCTTTGCGGGCTGATCCATGGTTGTCGCGGGAATCACTCCTTTCTATTAAAAAATAATTCCATTTTCTTGATGAAACATCAAATTTTGATCAAAAATACTTCACAGCATCTTTGATGTATTATGCACCGTTCCCTCGCATACTACCGTGATATCCCTATGTTTGATACCTCCTTTTTCAGACCTTAATATATTGATCATCATGTATTCTGTTAACATACACTTCCCAGTCTACAGCCGTGTGCGCTGCAACTTATATCGTGACTTTGGCCACGTCTACGACGCATGCATCTCTCATCAGCTTTGTCAGCCAACTCAATAAACAGTGTCATTCCTTCTTCAGAGATATATCTTCTCTAAAGCCTGTATGCAATATTCCGCATCAGGTATGGTAATTCAAGACTACCTCTGTATCAGCTTTCACAGCCACCACTTAACAGGTGGCAGCTACTTGGCTGCTCGGGACAACAACATAAGATGAGATCTCGGAATAGATTCACATACTTTCATCCACAAAGCGATACGAACGCAGAGGGAGAATCTTATATGCTCAGCTAAACTCTGAAAACACCGGACAGTTGTAGTCCTGAGAGATGTCTTTCTGTAATTTTAGAATCCGTTTTAATACAAAGATGTTCGGTTCAGAAGAAATTGAACACCTCAGAAAGATCTATAATGCCGAACATCCCAGAGAACAACCCATTGAATCCGGTTCAACTGCTGAAGTATGGAAACGTTTAACTGCTCGTTTTCACACCAAATGTCAGACTGGACGTTCCGAGTGCATCATAGCACATATGATGAATCGGCCTAAGGCCCCTGATTCTTGGATAACCAAACCTACCGAATGGCTTTCATCTGTTGACATTGAAAAGGTAGAAAAAGAATATACTCGTCTCTTTTCTAGATATGCATTTTTAGGGTGTATTCCGATTGACTTTGATTTGAAATCAGATACTGGTAAATGTTTAGTTGATGCTTTATGTTCCATTGACATTCGTAGCTTGTACAAGAAAGGTAAAACACAAATCGGTATTGTTTTTAATACAGATATCCATACAGGCCCCGGGCAACATTGGATTGCACTCTTCTGCGACATCCGCCCCGAACTCGAAGAAGGTCGTATTACCTATTTTGATTCTTATTCACAGAAGCCAGAAGCAGAAGTCCAGACACTCATGAAGCGCTGGAAGGAACAGTGGGAAGAGACTGGTATTCATGATCGTGAAATGCTGACAACATATAACACTACAAAACATCAATTCAAAGACACAGAATGCGGAATGTATTGCTTATACTTTCATTATGCCTGCCTGACTGAAACATCCATGGAAGAAAGAATTCCAGATGACGTCATAAATACATTTCGCCGTCTTCTTTTTAAAAGGAATTAACAAATGGATACCCCGTACATTATAGTTCTGACACTTGTGGGGTTATTCGTAATTTTCATGATCGTAACTGTATTCGTCATGCCAGCAGTAGGAGGAAATACAGCCATGACTCTGTCTCGCGCAAAATCAACTATGGGTTCATACTCTAAGGTTACCGATCTTTCTCCCTTAGGTGTGACAGAAGGTCCTAAACTTTGTGACTATTATATAGCTTCATCTGCATATTCTGTCTTTCCCAGTTCATACACCTATGATTATGTTTCAGATGGTGTTGTAGCACTAGTAATCAAGGCTGGCGCTCGGTTAGTTGAGCTGGATATTTACGCTGGAAGTGATGATAAGCCTGTAGTTGGACTCAAGAATGAAGATATGGGTTATGACTACGCAAAGAATACAGTTTCGTTACAAAAGTGTCTGCGTGCAGTTGCCAACACTGCCTTTAATGCCGTTGAAACATCTCTATCCAGTGATCCCTTTATTCTCAGCTTGGTCTTCCACACTGATAAGAGCGTTGTAATGGATGCAGTTGCTACTGAAATCAAGGATACGCTTGGGTCACATCTTCTTGGTCCTGAATACGCACATGCCAAGAAAAACCTTGGTCAGATAGGTATGTCTGAATTTATGGGCAAGGTAATCATAGTATCTGGTGGAACCATTAAGTCAAATAAGTTTGATGAGGTAATGAATCTTTCATGGAATACATCTTTCTTACGTCGGCTAACATACATGCAGGCATCTCAGCCTTATGACCACGAAGAGTTGATAAATTCAAATAAGAAGAATCTTTGTATGGTTGTTCCAGATCCTACTCCAGATTTGAAGAACATTAATCCTATGATTCTGTTCGCC